GTTTCTTGAAAAAACAAAAGTAAAAATACAAGTCATACACAACTTAACTCAGGAACAAATGTTTCATGCATTTTCAAATACAAAATTTGGAATCAACCTATCAGTAAACTACAATGATCCAGAACTGAAAACACAAATGAAACAAAGAATATTTGAAACTACCGCTGGTGCTGGGTTGCTTGTTACTGAATATCACCCCGGTATAGAAGAATACTTTGAGATAGATAAAGAAATAATAACGTTCGAAACAACAGAAGAGTTTAGAGAAAAAGTTACTTTCTTACAAAACAAACCACAAATAGCTGAGAAGCTAGCAAAAGCAGGTCATGAAAGGTTTTTGAAAGAACATGACTCAAAGATAAGACTAAGCAGAGTATTAGAAGAGATAATGGGAATATGAATGTTTTAATCACCGGAGGAAAGGGTTTTCTTGCAAAAGAGATGGTGCGCTATTTTTCGGACAAAAAACAATACACCTTGATGGTCACTGATAGAAGCACGCTAGATCCTACAGATTATGAGAATGTAAAAGATTTTTTTGATAATGTAACCGTAGATGTTGTTATACACACTGCTGTTAAGGGTGGAAAGCGTGGGCATTTCGATAACACAAGTAATTTTTTTGATAATATTGCAATGTTTGATAATTTATCAAAATTCTCAAACAAGTTTCAAGTAATGTTTAATTTTGGTTCTGGTGCTGAATTTGATAGAAGGTTTGATATCAAAAATTCTATAGAGACAGATGTTTTTAAATCAAATCCTGTGGACATGTATGGTTTATCAAAAAATTTAATAACTAGAAGAATATACGAACTTGATACCAATATCTATAACTTAAGATTATTTGGATGTTTTGGGGTACATGAAGAACCACAAAGGTTGTTTAAAACATGTTATGAAAACTTTGCAAAGGGAATAAACGCGAATATAACCCAAGATAAGTATATGGACTATTTTTACGCACAGGATATCGGTCGTGTTATCGAGTACATCATTGCAAACCACGACATATGGGAAATGTCACCGGACTTTAATCTGTGTTACAGAGAAAAATACAAACTAAGCGAGCATGCTGCAATGATAAAAAGATTGACAAATAACACCGAAGATGTTATTATTAAGTCTAACGAGATTGCATATTCCTATACCGGAGATAATTTTCTTCTGGAAGAATTAAATATCGAACTCGTTGGACTAGAAAAGGGTATAAAAGAATGTCTGAAAAATTGGAGCAAATCCTAAACTTAGTTTCTGAGTATGTTGCTGAGAAGCAAGAAAACGAGAAGTGGATACCCGGTCAAGACTGGGTTTCTTATTCTGGACCGGTCTTTGACGATAAGGAATATCTTGCGGCTATTAGGCAAGTGCTTGACGGTTGGATGATCTTTGGAAAGAACGCAAGTGAGTTCGAGCAAAAGTTTCCATCAAAGCTTGGAAAATTGTACGGAGCACTCACAAACTCCGGAAGCTCCGCCAACCTTCTTATGGTTGCAGCTACAAAGTCCAATAGATTCAAGAAACAACTGAAAGACGGTGATAAAATCATTACACCAGTTGTTTGTTTTCCGACAACCATCAACCCCATCATCCAAAACAATTTGGTTCCAGTATTTGTAGATGTTGAGTTGCCCAGTGTTAACTTGGACCTCGACAAAGTTGAGGAAGCCCTTGAGGCAGACCCAAGCATCCGAGGAATTATGTTTGCTCATGTTCTTGGAAACCCGCCAGACATGGACCGCTTGATGGCGCTTATTGAAAAGTATGATCTTGTCTTTTTAGAAGATGCCTGTGATGCTCTTGGTTCTTATTACGACGGTAAGAAACTTGGTTCGTTTGGCGATATGTCTACTTGCTCTTTCTTCCCTGCTCACCACATGACGATGGGTGAAGGTGGTTTTATCGCAACAAACAGTTTGAGGACAAAGACTATTCTTGCTAGTGTTCGTGACTGGGGTCGTGCTTGTTATTGCAACACGCAGAAGCCCGGAAACGTAACAAGCGCGACAGCATGCGGAAACAGGTTTAAGAACTGGTTGCCGGGGCTTAAGGAAGCCGTGTATGATCATCGCTATGTCTTTGACGAAATTGGATATAACCTCAAGCCGCTTGATTTACAGGCTGCAATGGGTCTGCAACAGCTTGATAAGCTTGAGATGCTAGATAGTGCTCGTAGGGTTAACTGGGAGAAGATGAAGCAAATATTCGCCCCTTACGAGCGTTTCTTTCACATTCCAGAAGCAACAGAAAAGTCTGATCCTTGCTGGTTTGCTTTTCTTCTGACTGTAAAAGAGGATGCACCGTTCTCCAGAAGCGATATTGTTGAGCACCTAGAAAGCTTCAAGATCCAAACAAGATCTTATTTCTCTGGAAACATTCTTGCTCACCCCGGTTACATACACATGGCTGAGGAGTATGGCGACATGAACGTTACATTCCCTAATGCTCAGTTGGTTACAACCAACTCATTCTTCTTGGGGACATATGCTGGTCTGACTGACGAGAAGATTCAGTATATCAAGGAAGCGGTTGATGGTTTTTTGGGAGACTTTGAGTGAAACTCGTTTATGTGACTGGATGTCTAGGCTTTATAGGCTCGTATGTTACTAGAAAGTGTCTTGAGCGCGGCTGGAAAGTTTACGGCATTGATAAGGAAACATATGTCGCCAACAGGTCTTTGTTACAAGAGTTTCTTGCTCACGACAACTTTCATTATTTAAATGTTGATATAAAAGACCTAGACCATCTATATGACTGTGACTATGTTATTAACACTGCCGCTGAATCTCATGTTGGAAACAGTATTATTGATAGCAAAGAGTTTATCAACAGCAATATTGTTGGCGTACAAAACCTTCTCGATCTAATCAAAAATAAGCCCGTTAATTGTAACCGTCGTCCAATTTTCTTCCATTTTAGTACCGACGAGGTATATGGAGACATTGTTGAAGGCGAGCACACGGAAACAGATTTGCTTCATCCTAGTAACCCTTACTCTGCCGCTAAAGCCGCGGCAGACATGCTTGTTCTTGCTTGGGCGAGGACTTATGACTTAGAATACGTCATATTGCGACCAACGAATAACTATGGTATTGGACAGTATCCCGAAAAGCTTATACCTCTGTCTGTTAAAAACCTTATGAGAGACAAAAAGATACGCTTGCACAACGGGGGCACTCCAGTTAGAAATTGGCTTCATGCAGATGATACTGCGGAAGCCGTGATGGCTATTATAGACTCCGGAAATGTAAATGAGATCTATAATGTTGCCGGTGGATTCGAACAAAAAAATATTGAGACAGTATTAAAAGTAATTGACTGTTATCATGAAAGTGATTATAAATGGGAAGAACATGTCGATTTCTCATATTCTCGTGAAGGACAAGATGTACGATATGCTTTAAATGATGATAAATTGAGAAACTTAGGGTGGTCTCCTAGAAAAGTTTTTGATGATGAAATTAGGTCCATCGTAGAATATTACAAAAATAATTTTATATGGTGAATAATGAAAACTGAATGGCACAATGGATTGAAGAAGACCATTATAGGTATACCTTTATCGAAGAAGGCGCCGCGATGGCGCTCATCTCCACCACGACCAGAATTGCAATTGGCTGACCTGGGTTCACGCGGACCATTTGTAGATGGATTCCGAGATTACGTGAAGGATGAGCAGTTAGCAAAATTAATCGAAGGCAAAAGAATCGCTTATGTTTGCCCATCTCCTCACTTGAAAGGAATGAAGATGGGAGAGTATATTGATTCTCATGATCTTGTTGTAAGAGTTAATCAGGCATACCACATGCGCGAAGAAGACTGGGAAGATTACGGTCAACGGACTGATATATTGATGAACTGCCTCAACATAAACAAGATCAATGCACTCCGCAAAAATATGGATTACGCACGCTCATTAAAATATATTGTGTGCCCGATGGTATCCATGTGGGATATTCAGAGAGTAAACGATTTCCTTGACGAAACCGGTACACCATGGCATAATGTATGTGATGGTTATTTGTTTAAAGTATTCAAAGAAGTGGGGACTACTTGCAACACTGGGCTGATGGGTGTCATAACACTTTTAAACTATGATGTAAAAGAAGTATACGTTACAGGTATGACCTTCTTCAACATGAACACATTTGGGCAAGTATATTATGGGAAGTATTACGAGGAAGCTCTAAAAAATGGTAATTTTAACGAAGCATCAAAAAATATCCCCAATTTTGCAGATCTTCGGATTGACATTCATCAACAAGTTCCACAAATAAATTATTTTCACAAGATGGTTTATTTTCACTATGACAGAAAACTCACATTAGATGATTATCTGGAAGAAAACTTTAAAAAAACAATAGGATTGATTAAGAGAAAATGAAGACAGTAGCAATGATTCCTGCTCGCATGGGCAGCACTAGAATTCCAAAAAAGAATATTCGATTGCTAAACGGTGTTCCAATGATAAGCTATATTATCAGGGCAGCAAAAGCAGCAAACTGTTTTGATGAGATTTACGTTAACTCTGAATCAGACATCTTGGGCAAGATTGCGCTTGAAGAGGGAGTAAAGTTTTATAAAAGGCCAGATGCGCTTTCTACGAATCGCGCAACAAACGATGAGTTTACAGCAGACTTTATGAACAATATTGACTGCGATGTGCTTATTCAATTGCTACCGACCTCTCCTTTTATATCAAAAGACGATATTGAAAGCTTCACCAGAAAGATGATTGATGACAACCTAGATACACTTATATCTGTTACAAACCAGCAAATTGAATGTGTATACAACGGTAGTCCGATTAACTTTGATCAAAAGAAACTGTCTCCTCCCTCGCAAGACTTGACACCAATTCAACCTTATGCGTGTGGATTGATGGGCTGGAGAACTGAAAATTATATGAACAATATGAGTAAATATGATTGCGGATACCATGGTGGAGATGGAAACATCGGATTTTACACACTTGATGGTTTTGCAATTGTTGACGTTGATAACGAAGAGGATTTCCAGCTAGCAGAAGTTGTTGCACGTTCACTATCCTCTGAACAGTATGCACCACAATACTATGGCGAGGAACACTCGGAAGTTGATGTTCCATCAATCTTAGCAAAGGATGGGGTGATGAATAATAACTTGCATGATGCGAATAAGGAGATCGTCAGTGTTAACGATATCAGAGCGTCTTTTGATAGTAGCACATCGTGGAGCCACAGAGTAGTCAACACCGAAAACAACAGTGCTACCATTATTCACCAACAGCCCGGACAAGGAAACCGTCGCCACTACCACCCAGATTGGAATGAATGGTGGTTTATTATTGACGGAGAATGGATTTGGGAGATTGCCGGCGAAAAGAAATTAATCAAAAAAGATGACATAGTATTCATCCAGAAGGGAGTGGTTCATAGGATTGAAGCCACCGGAGACAAGCCTGCAATCAGGCTTGCGGTCAGCAGGGAAGATGTCGCACATGTTTACCCAGATGGAGATATGGAAAATGTCGAAAAATAAAACAATATTTATAATTGGATCTGGGCCCTCTTTAAAACAAATTGACATGAGCTTACTGAAAGACAAAGACACTTTTAGTATGAATAGACAATATATTGCTTATGAAGACTGGGGGTTTTATCCAACTTATTACGCAATGATTGATCGTAATCTTATTAAAACCGTGTTTGCAGACGATGTTGAGCCAAATATGATAAACAATGATAAATGTAGTATCAGTAAATATATTTTTTCAAACAACTACCAAACTGGACTTACCAACCTCGACAAATATCAAGATCCTCCGTTTGATTGTAAAACAAATGTTATGGTGGTTGAAAGACTTTCAAGTGTGTTTACTGAAGAAAAATTAGAGTTCCTCAATAATAGAGAAAATAATAAATTTTCAATTTTGGAAGGCAAAACCATAGTTCATACCGCGGCATATGGGAATTGTGGAGTATTTGCTACAGCTATGTCTGTTTTAATGGGGTATGAGAGAGTTGTCTTACTTGGGGTGGATCTAAAATATGTTGATTGGAAAGAAAGCGTAGAATCCGGAGAGGACCTGTCGCACTTCCATCCAAAGTATTTTGATGTAGAGTCATTTAATGAAAGCAGAACTCATGGGCCGCCTTCTCGCGAAAACATTACTACTGAGCCGTGGGAGAAAGTAATCAGTTTACTAAACGAAGCATTCTCCGAAGCCGGCCTTATTCCACCAGAAGTTATATCTGCTACCCCCGGTTCACCTCTTAACTCAGTGTTTAGATATATCCCTTTTGATGAAATCATAAGAGAAGAAAATGAAGATTGATTTTGAAAACAAAAAAGTCCTTGTCACGGGTGGAACCAGAGGCATTGGTAGGCAGATTGCCAAAGATATGCTAGAACTCGGTGCGGATGTTACTATCACTGGACGAAGCCCTGAAGTCGATTTCACAGGTGTGGAATATATGCAGGTAGACTTTCTGGATGACGACAATACAAATAGGTTTATTGAAGAAATTTCAAACCGAACATACGATGTCTGCATAAACAATGCTGGGATAAATAAGATTGATTCATTTTGTGATGTTGAACGAGAGGATTGGAACAACATTATGAAAGTTAACTTAACGGCCCCATTTCTTGTGCAGCAGGCAGTTGCTCCAAGCATGATTAAGCAACGCTACGGCAAAATAGTGAATATATCCTCTATATGGGGTTCTATCAGCATTGCTGAGCGCGCCTGCTACTCTACCAGTAAGTTTGGCTTACGAGGTCTTACACTAGCCTCCGCGGCTGAATTAGCGCAATTTAATGTACTTGTTAACACTGTGTCGCCCGGATTTACACTGACTGACTTAACTCGGCAAGTACTTGGTTCAGAGAAAATGCAGGAAATATCACAAAACATTCCCATGGGCCGCATGGCAGAACCAGAAGAGATTTCAAAAACAGTTTTATTTGTAGCAAGCGAACTGAACTCATACATCTCAGGTCAAAACATAATTGTTGATGGTGGGTTTGTAAATGTTTGAGATTGATTCACTGAAGATTAAGTCATATCGAAGAGAATACACAGTGGATTTCTGCAATCTAAACAAAGAACTATTGAGTTCCTATGATGACAGTACGCGCATCATAATCGATTCAAATATATACAAGAAATATCCTATATTTAAACAATACTTTGATGCATCAAATATGTACATCATCGAAGCAAGCGAACAAACAAAAACACTCAAAACTTGTGAAGAAATAATAAGTTTTTTGATTTCTAGCAATTTCAAGAGAAACCATAAGTTATTAGCAATTGGCGGCGGTATAACTCAAGATGTTACTGCTTTTACTGCATCTGTTATTTATCGCGGTGTTGAGTGGGAGTTTATGCCTACAACATTGCTTGCCCAAGCAGACAGTTGTATTGGGAGTAAGAGTTCTATAAATTTCTTAGACACAAAAAATTCATTAGGGACGTTCTATCCACCATCTTATATTAACTGTTGCCCAGAGTTTTTGAAGACACTGAGCACTGATGATATTAAGTCTGGTATCGGTGAGATACTACATTATTATCTGATTGAAGATAGTCAACTTATTCTTAATTTTGTTAGCGATTACAATAACATATTATTGGATCCTGTGCGTCATTTATCTAAATATGTTGCTGAGAGTTTGAGAATTAAAAAGAATATGATCGAGAGAGATGAGTTTGATCAAAACGAGAGAAGGGTCTTTAATTACGGACACACATTTGGTCATGCGATTGAATCGATAAGCAATTATCGAATACCCCACGGTCTTGCAGTGACTATTGGTATGAATTTGGCTAACTATGTTTCACTCAGAAAAGGCTTTATCAACAAAAATGAATACGATCAATTGCATTCAGCAATAGTGATGAACCTGATTGATTACAGAGTTCCTGCAAACTTACAAGAAGAATACTACTCTCTGTTGATGAAAGATAAGAAAAATGTTGGCAATTGTATAGTTTGTGTGTTACCTTATGGTATCGGAGACATACGAGTAACAAAAATCACCGATCATCGAGAACTAAAAAATATCATCCACGAATACATGTCGGGTAATTTATGTCTATAGCACGAAGCACTAAATTTAATATTAAGGTAGATTTTGAAAAAAGTCACGATTCTTATCTGTTTGACAAAAGAACACAGAGAGAATATCTAGATTTTTTTGGGATGTATGCCTCGTTGCCCTTGGGTTATAGTCACCCTATATTCTCCACACCGGAGTTTATAGAAGAGTACTTGAGAGTATCAAAATATAAGATCAACAACTGTGAGTTTGTATCGGATGAGACTGAAGAATTTGATAGAATGTTTAGTGAATATGCTGGAAAGGGTCGCTTCTCACATTTTCACTATTCCTGCACAGGAGCACTAGCGGTTGAAGCAGCAATCAAGACATGCCTACAGTACAAAAAATACCACACCTTAAATGTCGTATCTTTCAACAACAGCTTTCACGGTATAAATGGTTATGGCGGTTTTGTGACTTCAAGGTTCCCCGGCGCCGATGCTAGATTAGATGGTCTTCCAGAGGCTTACTCGACAAAGATATACCCAGATATTAGAGAAGTACACAGGACCCTTGGGAGAACCGACGTTACCTGCTTGATTGTTGAGCCTATACAATGCAGTGCCGGAGATGTCTACTTTGACAAGCAGTTTTTCCAAGCCCTAAGAGAGGCATGCACCAAACATGACGTTCCTCTTGTGTTTGATGAAATTCAAGTTGGTTTCGGAGGCACGGGTAAGCTTTGGTACTACGAACATTTAGGTATCGAACCAGACATTGTTATATTCGGCAAGAAAACACAACTTTCTGGGATTATGGCACAAGAAAAGTACGGAGAGATGTTCAGCGCACAAAACTCTATCAGGCTTGAAGTTACTTGGGATGGTGATATATCTGATATGGTAAGATGCAAATATATTATGAAAGCATATGAAGAAGACAACATACTGGATAATGTAAACAAACAAAGTAACACTTTGGTCCATGGGTTATCTGATATAGATGGAATACTAAATTTAAGAAATTGTGGATTAATTATAGGATTTGATTTACCAAATTCTCAAAAACGTGATATATTGGTAGAAAAGTTGTATAAAAACGGACTAATTTGTAACAAAACGGGTGTTAGATCGATCAGATTAAGACCAAATTTAAATTTGAATGAGAATGAGGTTGACCACGCACTCCAAATTTTTAAAGGAACAATGGAACAATGTTAATAGATTTTGAAAACATCGAGGACAAGTGTAACGCCGCAGCCGCTAGCGACGAATATGCTATTCTGGTGGAAAAAGTAAACAATGCTAAGAAGATATTTCTTATTGGTAATGGCGGGTTACACTATGTTGCGAGTCATATGGCAACAGATTTATCACGACTGATACCTAATAAAGCAGTCTATTCCTTCGACAGTGTTGGGTTTATTACATCCAACGCTAACGATCATGGATATAACCAGATCTTTATCAGGTGGTTGGAGACAATCGCAAGTGTTGAAAATCCAGAGGAGTGTTTAATTATTGGGCTCTCATGTTCTGGTAACTCTGGAAATGTTATCGACACACTACACTGGGGTGAAGACAAAGGATTTGCTACATTTTTGATTAGTGGCGCTGATTCCGAGGTATTGAGAGACGACATCGATGAGTTGCCGATTAAATGCAATTATTTCCACACTGTAGAAGTATCTATTCTCATGATTTTCTACGATCTTATTCATCGAACAGGTAACCATTGTCCATCGATTAGGCAAGAGAAAGACAGGCTCGCAGATTCCCCACTAAGAAAATCAACCGAGGAATCTTGGGAGCCACTTTAAGTGAAAGACAAAAAGGATAAGCCTGGATGACGACTGTGGTAACCGGAGGTAGCGGTTTTCTTGGACGAAGACTTAAGTTGTCGAAACCAGACTGGACTTACATCTCTTCTAAAGACTGCGACCTAACCAATCCCGAACAAGTAAAGCAACTATTCGGAGACACAAAGCCAGATGCTGTTTTGCATTTGGCTGCACGTGTTGGTGGCATCAAAGACAACATAGAAAACCAAGCAGACTTTTATCACATTAACACAATGATGAACACAAATGTTATTCATCAGGCGTACAAGGCTGGTATTCCTCGCGTTCTTTCATCTTTGAGCACATGCGCGTTTCCAGAAGAAGTAACGTTCTTTCCGTTTGTTGAAGAAGAATTTTTCAATGGTCCGCCAACAATAACAAACTTTTCATATGGAATGACGAAGAGAATGCTTCACGTATCGTCTTGCGCTTATCGTGAACAATATAATATGAACTATTCTACGTTTTGTCCGTCAAACATATATGGACCAGAAGACCATTTCGGAAGTCAAGCATCACACTTTGTAGCAGCACTTATACACAAAATATACAACGCAACTGATGGTGATATCGTAGAGATGTGGGGAACTGGAATGCCTTTACGACAACAGTTGTATGTTGATGACCTATGCAAGATCATTCCTATATTACTTGAAAAGCACAACACTAGCATTCCTTTGATAGTTGCACCAAATGAAAACCTTTCTATCTTGGAAATGACCAGAACTTTGGTTGAACAAACAGGCAAAAATGTGAGAACATTATTTAATGGGAATATGGATGGACAGTTCCGTAAAGACGGTTCCAACGGTCGTCTACTAGAACTCATAGGACCATTCGACTTCACTAGTTTTAGAGATGGAGTACACAAAACATACCAATGGTATTCGGAGAATAAATGAGCAAACAAAAGAAAGCATTAGTAACAGGCGCCACGGGTCAAGACGGCTCGTATTTGGTCGATCTGCTACTAGATAAAGGCTACGAGGTTGTAGCAGTCAAAAGAAGAACATCGCTTATCAGCACAGATAGGATCGATCATGTATTTTCAGACTTAGAAAAGATGGACAATTTTAGTTTAGTTTATGGAAATATGATTGATGCTGGAAACATCCATCGCCTACTTCTGGACCACAAACCAGATGAAATCTACAACCTAGCCGCCCAGTCGCACGTCCGAGTCTCATTTGATACACCAGAGGAAACTGCTGAGATAGTTGGTATGGGTACTCTTAGGCTTTTAGAGGCAGCCAGAAACATTTGTCCTGATGTGAAGATCTATCAAGCATCGTCCTCCGAGATGTTTGGCGACAACCCAGAGAACCCACAGTCAGAAGCCACACGTTTGATGCCTGCTTCGCCTTACGCTTGCGCTAAGGTGTTTGCCCATAACCTTTGTCGAAACTACCGAGAAAGTTATGGTATGCACATTTCTAGCGGTATTCTGTTTAACCACGAGTCCCCCCGCCGCGGCGAAACATTTGTAACACGAAAGATCACAAAGGCTGCTGCTCGTATTCGTCTAGGACAGCAAGATAAATTATATCTTGGTAACCTTGAAGCCAAGCGCGACTGGGGTTTTGCAGGCGACTATGTGGAAGCAATGTGGCTAATGCTACAACAAGAAAACCCAGATGACTATGTTATTGCAACTGGCGAGACGCACACTGTTGAAGAGTTTCTTCACGAAGTGTTTGACTATGCTGGTTTAGACGTTTCTAAATACGTTGAGATAGACGAGAGGCTGTTTAGACCTCACGAGGTACCTCTTCTGCTAGGAGACCCCACAAAAGCCAAGGAACAGCTTGGATGGGAACCAAAAGTCAAGTTCAAAGAACTGGCTAGGATGATGTATGACGAAGACCTCAAAGCCAGCGCAAAATAGTAAATTTTCCAAAGGACAACTTATTACTTGGCACGAAAGATACGCTGATGGTATTGCTATCAAGAATGTCGGTGTTGGGGTAATAATTGATATTAAAGAATACTCATACAATTCACCCGATGGGAGTGTGTTTGAGTATACAAATTTTGAAGTATACAGAAACGAATTTAATGATATAATAACGTTAAGTGAATACGATATACAATCTTTACAGGAGAAATAAGATGCATTTATCAAATCAAGCCCTTGGAGCTATTATGATGGCGCTCCAAGAGTCACTTTTAAACGAGTTGGACATTGTTCCAATTTTGAGCGGTTTCAAGTTAACTGAGACAGATGGTGGTCTCGTTGTAGAAAACCCACCAACTGTTAGAGTTAGCGATAACTCAGCCATCACCGAAGAAGACCTCGAAAAACTGGCACAACGATAATGCCAATTTTTAAGTATAATTGTGAAAAGTGTGAAGAAATCACAACCGTCATGCACATGATAGGAGACAATTTGCTTACTTGTCCTCATTGTAATGAGGAGGGTCACATGACCCGTTTGCTTAATAAGCCTTACATAACCAAGAAAAAAGAAAACCCAAACAATGTTGGGGACTTAACTAAGAAATTTATTGAAGAGAATAGAGAAGTCCTCGAACAACAAAAGAAGGAAATAAAAGAACAAACATATGACGAGTCTTGAAATCATATTATCAGCAATACTTTTATTGTCCATCGGTTTAAATGGGTTTCTTGTTTATTACGTCAGAAACGCTATTGTCCGTCTTTTGTCTATATCCGAAGAGATGTATGACTTCAAGACAATGACGGACAACTTTGCGACACACTTAGAACAAGTTTACGAACTTGAAATGTTCTACGGAGATGAAACACTTGGGGGACTTATGGAGCACGCAAGGTCCTTTAATGAACAATTAGAGACCTTCGAATATATTTATGGACTAATTGAAGAAGATGCCCCAAACGAAACAGACGACGCAGCAGACACCGACACCGAAGAAGAAACGTCGTAAGAAAAATCACTATTTCACACAAGATCACGAAGATGCAATAATAAGATATTGTCAGACGAAGTGTATCCGTGAAAGAACCGAACTTTATGTAAAATGGATCGAACCAGCCTTTGATGAAATGGTTGACAAGATTGTATTCACATACAAGTTCACAAATTTACCAAACATCGATTACCTCAGAGACGAGTGTAAGGTTTGGTTAATGACGATCTTAGATAAGTACGACCCAGCAAAAGGCTCAAAGGCATTCTCTTATTTTTCCGTTATTACAAAGAACTGGTTTATTCACAAAGTCAAAAAGCAACAACGCAAAAACAAAACAGAAGTTAACTTTGATAATCTAGCCAAAAACTACGAAGAGCAGTATCTCTCCACAGATGAGTCATATGTTACTGAGCGAGAGGAAGACGAGTTCTGGAAACTGTTCTATAAGGAACTAAAATCTTGGGACACATCCCAAATGAAAGAAAATGACTTGAAGGTTTATCAAGCCATTTGCGTTCTGTTTGACTCAAAAGAAGATATCCAAATTTTTAACAAAAAAGCTATTTACTTATATCTGAGAGAACTGACTGGTTTGAATACAAAACAAATAGTTAACTCTCTTAAGAAATTTAAAAAGAAATATTATTACTTCACGCAAAGTTGGAATAGCGGTGTCTTATGAGTAAAAACGATCTGGAATCATTGATAGCAGAAGCACTGGGAAACATCCGAGATGACCGAAAGTCAGCAAGAGAGTTCCTCAATGAGATAGCGAACTGTATCGCTACATCACCAGATCAAAACAAATACCTCAGCCCTGTAGCAGCAAAGCATATAGAAACTCTACAACGCTCAAACGAACAACTTGTAAAAATTATTTCTATACAAAAGAAAGATCAGGAAACGTCATTTGAGTTAACAGATGAAGATAAAGATAATTTGTTTAACCTGATACAGGGAGAGACCGCTGATGGCTAAAGATTTTGTATCATTTCCTGATTTGAATTCTGGATTAGGCGGCATAGACTTATTAGCAGATGCAGCAAGAAAAACATTAGGCGAGGATGCTAGCAGCAACAAAACGCTTTTTAAGGCTTTGGTTTTAAGAGCAGTCTCCGGACAAGAACTATCAGAAACCACTATGGCGAACGTTCAAGGTGCCGATGAAGTAAAAGGAAATGGAACTCGTTCAACTGGTACCCGTGCTTATTTTGTTAAGATATTGGAAGATTCTCCTCATAGATATCTTCCTGATGCTTGCCCAGATGGAACACCCGGTGTAGCAAATATCGGAAACAATCATTTGATACAATCAATGTATACTTATGCTATTGATAAAAGCGGAGGTTCATTATCTCCTAATACTGTTGTGCTGGTAAGATTAGAAAGGAAAGATTTCGGATACGATACAGATACAGGAACTATAGAGGGAGTAATAGGTGCTCGTGAATCGGAAAAGATCATACGAGAAGCAGAACTAGGTTGTGGTAGCCCTATGAAAGCCCATAAAGATCCTAAGAAGAAAAAGAAAACCCTCACAACGCCAAACAGTGACCCGGCCTACCGAGGCGTTCAATTTCCCAATAATAATATCTATACAATATTACTAAATGATGCTGAAACTTTAGAAAGTTATCAATACATATCGTCTTCCGCTCCGGTTTCACCGAAATTAAAAGGTATCGTCGAAACAGAACTTGATTTCTGGAGCGATAAAATAGAAACAGATGAATCTGCAAAACCTAGACTCAAGTTATATTGGGACAATCTAGACGTGAAAGAATGGACTGCTAAAGGCACAGCGTGGTCCGCGGCATTTATATCTTATGTTGTAATGAAATCAGATAGAACTTTTCCCGGCTCGTATGCTCACTGGTTATATTCCGAATCAGTAAAAGATAGCGAAGGACCATGGACTCTTTGGAAAACAAGAGAAAACAAAATAACCGCTCAAGTTGGTGATGTGCTAGTCAAAGCCCGAAGAGGTTCAAAAGCTCCCAATCCTCCTGTGAACACCGCCACTCATGGTGACGTGGTGTATAAAATAGAAAATAATAAGGCATATTTAGCAGGTGGTAATCTTGGCGGCGGTGTGTCCGGAAAACAAACTGCTAAAATAGCAACAACACTATCTTTAACTAAAGAAGGATATTACCAGTCATATGGACAATATGAAGTAGTATTAAAGAAAAACGGACAAATATATAATGAAACAGACAAGCCCTCCGCGACAGTGGCTACTGCTGAAACAGAATCCTTTTTTGAGAGCTTCTTGGACTTCTTTACCTCATAATAGAGAGTTTTATGACTAAAAAAATAAACGAATCACCAACTACAAACAAAGCAGACGGAATATATCCTTACCCTCCAACCCACGCAAAAGACGGAATATTTCACACTCCACACCCTGGACCTTTTGCAAAATTTAAGGTAGCCCCTAATGAGTACACTATACAAAACGAAGGTGCCTCTATTGTATTGGGAACTGATAGACCCAGTTCAATGGCTAGTGGATATGGCGCCATGGGTTCCGATAAAGCTAACTCTATTGATTTGGTTGTTGGTAGAATGGCTAATGCTGATGGGGGAAATGGCCCTCCGGGTCTGAAAGAGGGTGACGCTGAAGTTGATAACTCTATGTATGCTGACGCTGCGCGCATACTCATAAGCCAATTAACAGATGTAGATAAAAACTTTGGATTAGCAGCGGGAAATCTAGGTCCGTCTAAATCCCGTGCATCAATTGCATTAAAAGCAGATACTGTACGAGTCATCGGCAGAGAAGGTGTAAACATTGTTACAGGCGAAGCACAAGGTGTTGAAGGTTATGGGTTGACCGGCGAAACAAACTCTATGGGTGGAAGAATCGTCACAAGAGTGCCTCAAATTAACTTGATTGCTGGAAATCATACGGGCACTTACATCACTTTTGGTGGTATTTATCATCCTCTTGAGACAATTAGAAACCTTCAGCCAGCAGTGCGAGGTGAATTAACAAGAGACGCATTCTTAGAGTATTCTGAAATAATGGAAGATTTAATGTCTATTATAACACTACACACATATTCAAATATGATTCACAATAGTCTTTTATCTTTCCTGGTACCCTTTTACAATTTACCGGCTGCGTTAGCTAACGTCACATTTTATGGCGCTATGATTAACCCTTGGGTACTGCACTCGCTGTATCAGTTAAGAACAACACTCAATTTCATCAATTTTAACTATTGTAACTCTGGAGGCTACAAGTATATTTGCAGTAGAAACGTGCATTTAACGTAGGATAAGAAATGGCTGAAGATAAATTTGTAACATTTAATAAGACTATGGTCCCATCTAACGAGATGGAAATGACGCCTCGTGCGCAATCTCCATTCATCAGATTTCAAGATAAGAATGGCGATGGTATCGATGATGTGTGTGCCGATGGACCAATCCCAATTCAAAAATGTAGACAGTGTATACCAAATCCATATTCGATCGTTTCAAATTGGCGCAATAGAAACCAGTTGAACCCCATTCTTAATGAAAAAAGCTGTAAGTATCAAATAACCTACGTTACTCCTGAGACAACGACTGGCTTCTTGGAAGGTATGACGGATGAAGAAGCAGACGCTGTCTTAAAATCTCTTTACGATAAATACGCTTATCAAGCAGTGCAAACACTCGTCGAATATTTTCAGAAAGACGACTCTCGCGAGACAATACAGAATCTTCTAAAAGTAACAGATTATACAGATTTTTATCTTGAGGCAAGAGCCGGCTCAAGACTTAAATTGCTTTATTCAATAGATTTTGATTACATCTATGATTTGCCTCCTATTGAAGATGATTTCTCTGATACAGATGAGGAGGAAGCCGAAGCGGACGACATAGTAATAACAATGATGGCTGCTAATATCAATAGTGATATCGTTAAGCTAAGGAAAACATTAGATCTCTACAATAGATATCTCAAGGTTTACAGAGCCACAGAGGGTGGTAATCTAAAATTTAAGAAAACTGATAGAATATTCAACCTTGGAGATTACGGCGATAACGGTCTTTTTGGTAATGGTATTTTAGCGGATACTTATAATCAATTAGACAACTGGTTGGCTGGTAGAGGTTATACACTTGGCGTAGGCTTTTTTGATTTTTTCAGTTCTGATGAACTTATAACTAAAATGCGAATGGTGTTTAGTGGTCAATACAGAATCAAAAAATTGGAAGTGTATACTCAAGGCTGTAGAGACAAACCTGCCGCCGTATACAAACAAAGAAGACTTGCTACCTTAAGAAGACAAAGTGGCTGGAGAGATAGAACAGCCGTAGCATATTTTGCTAACCAGAAGAACATGATTCGTGATGCAGAAGCCCGACGACCAAAGCCTTGGTTGGACTTTTTGCAAGAGCATACATATCCAGAAATTTATGTTTATCAACCTGCGGAAGGTCCAGTGGGCAAGCCTAACATCAGCGATTGTGTGGCTAACAATCTTGAAAACGAATTCAAAGAACTTGGACAGGACATTTTTGACGAAGTGTTTAGCATTGGAGACGCAATTGCTAAACAATTCCATGAGTCACTTTGTCGTTCAAATCCAGATGAAGTAAGAAAAGACTTAGCCGCACAAGGACTGGAGCCTGGAACTACATTCACAGATCTATTCAACATGCAAGCCCAGTCACAAATGCAAAACTTTTTCACAGTTAATGAAAAAGATCCCATTTTTATTAATATGTGTAAGAGAGCGTTGTTGGGCGCCGGCTTTGGTGGAATGGGTATGGCGCAATTAGATTCATTGTACCGTCACGGTCTTGGTCCATTAACATATTGCGGTTTGTTTGATTTGCTTTTTGAAGCGATAGAGTGTTTGTTTAAAGGCTTAACCTTAGAACAAGCTCTTGGTAGAATTTTATTAACTGCTCTCAAAGCGATGGGAGTTGAGGACTTTGGTGCCCTATTCGTTGGGCTGCCTCCAGATAAAAGAGCAGAACTAGATGCACTAGTAAGAAAGAATTTACGAGAAGGAAAACCATTTAAAAACTTAAGTGACCGTTCTCCTGCTGCTGAAGATGCACCATTCTGGGGCGGATTCAAAATCGAAAAACCATGGGAGAACGAAGAGTTTGTAGCACACCAGCAAGCAATAGCCCGCCCCGGTCCATTTGGAGACACACAAGCATCTAAAAGTATTTCTGGCTATGACCCAACACAAGAAAGAAGAACACTAGCACAAAAACTTGGTGGACCCTCGTCTGCATCGAAGGATGGGTTGGATCCAAGCGTTGTTTTAGATGCTTATGTGTTGGCTTTGATCGAAGTATATGAAGATAATTATCTCGCACTTTTGGACCATTTAAGCGCATTCCCAGGCGCCCAGCTTATTTCAGCAGTTATAGCGTTGTTCGACTGTCCAACACCTCCGTTGTTTAATCCCGGTATTATGGACTTTATTAAGAGTCTAACCCTTCCGTTCTGCAATCAACCTACGCCCATCGTATCAATAAGATTGGAAAACCCTTTCCGTGCATGGCCAAAAATAAGTGATATCCTCGGTTTAATTTTTGCAGTATTGAAAAAGCTGCTGATAATGTTGCTTATGAAGATTCTTTTGATGATTCTCGCAAAGGTTTGCGAAATCATTGCAGATGCTATTTGTAAGGCGTTAGAAACTGTCGGCGCTATAGCTGGTTCTCTTCCTGCCTTGTTAAGCGGAAGAGAGTCTTTGTATGGAGTTATTAGAGATACCATCTGCGGACCCGACGCTGACCAGCAAACAGTTGAGGATACAGTTGTCTCTCTTGTTGAACAACTTGGTGTCGGTGGTGCTGCTTTAGCAGACAGAGAAACAGCAGTAAACTTCTTTGCTGACTCAATCAATACAATGACGAGAGAAGAGGTGTTAGGAGCCTTTCTGGATGGACCATCAGACACTGCGCTTGATTTGATGGACAATATTATTGAGTTTGACTACCCAGAATATCGTGATGCTTTCCCAGGAAAACCAGCGCTCTCAAGTTTCTTTAAAAATGTTGGTGTACTAATTCCGGCACAAACAAGAGCAGACATGAGAGATATTCTTGAGGCGTTCCCAGAAGAATTGGGTACTCCAGCAAACCCGTCTATGTGTTCGACTCCGGAGGAACTCCAGCTTTTTGAACAACAAAGATGCTCACTTTTGGAAGGCAGAATGTCTCCCGCTCAGTGTGAGGCTTTAAATGAGAGCGCGAGAGGACAGCTACTTGAAGATCTGGACGACATTGCTAAGACGCTACAATTAGGACTTCCAAATATGATTGAGGCTAACATGCCCCCGGTTTTCTCTGATCCTGGGTGTAATAATGGAATGCTTCCATATGAGCCGGAAGAATTAAAAGAAGCAGCAATGCTCACCGTTGAGGGCGATGTAAAGAGAATAGAAATGATGTTTGCGTCAGATATGTTAGCTGATGGAGGCTTTTCTCTTTTCGACAATCAAGATGATTGGGGATTTTTCAACATGGTCCTTTCAGATACATATGGAAATCCTTGGACTGTCCATCAAGATAAGGTTGCAGCAAATGCTCGTTGGGTGTCCTTTTATGGGGAGCCTAGTGAGGATGTGTGGGAGGGGCCACCATCTCCTCCGGGCAGCCCGTTTGCAATACCGGGCTGGCTTGGCGCGCTACTCGTATGGGCAATACTCTTTCCTTTACAGATCATCATTAGAGTAATAAACTGGTTATTTTTTAGTGATGTACGCGGTGCATACCCACAGTGGATTGCAGGATACCTACATGAGCAATTTAATCCAGCCGGCGCAGGGCAAGGACTCAAAGCATCTGCTCCTGCATATGGACCAGCAGATTTTAATACTGAATTAAGAGGTGGCTTTTCGTTCGCTTTATACGATGAGAGAACGAGTTTACCAGTACAGTCTATGCGATTTTCTTCAACAAATAATTGGCGCCGAGACAAGAGTTTTTCTAGAAGTTTTGATAAGTTAGGCTTTGAGGGCTTCTTTTGGGACACAGACGTAGAGTTGGTTGATACAGCAAACTATGGTTACAATGTTTCCGCCAAGGTTGATTTCGCAAATGACCGCGTTAGATTCACTAAGAAAGGCAGAAAAAATACTCCTGATATTGTTTTAACTTATCGAGATAATGGTAAGGGCTACCGCTCTGGTTGGAATAAACTGGGGGATTATTTTGGCGGCTCGCCTGCACAGTGGGGGTTTGGCTATGAAGTAAGGGCGTTTTACCAAGATCTGGTCAAAAAAGACGAAAACATTTTTAATAGATCAGACGACTGTGTCCGTGTAGAGGTGATGACGGCAATTAATGTAAACTCCGCCTATGGGCTTGGAAACCCATCTATTTCAACCGGCCAAGAAAACGAGGCATTAAGTAATGGTGGTGATCTTGAAGATCCAGGGGTCATCACGTCACAAAGATTTGAGTTTTTATCTGTTGATGATACGCTTGACCATGTTGATTTAATAGACTTTCCTCTCTTGGCTTCTAGCTTTGAGACACAAAAGACAATGTCTCCACCAGTTCTTGGCTTAGTGGATATGATCAATCTTTCGGAAAGAGAAAATGGTATCACTACCAACATTGGCGATGGTCAAGCACAAACTCTGTACGACACCATTAACCAACAATTCTTCGAAGATTTCGCTACAGAAATTTATAACAACGATACTGGTTGGTTGTTCGGAGCCACATATCCAAATTACACACGCAAAGACTTTGAGTATGGCGTAACACTCGATGCCGAATTGGCGCGCTTTAATGGAGGCGACGATAAGATTGGTACTTGGGTACCTTGGTGGAATCTTAAAGTGTCTGACGGAGAAGGCGGGGAAACATTTGTGTGGATGTCTGATGAAGCATTCTTGGGTATAAGTTATAACGCTCACGTTAACCGAAATAACCCAGAAAAAATAGGAGTATTTTATCTCGAACCTGCAAAATACGGCGGTTCTTATAACTTTCCTCCTGTATACGCCAAGCCACCCCCCAACACAGGCTGGACTGGAATGTTAGACATTATGTTCCCAGAACAAAGCCCGCGCACTTGTAAAAACAAACAAGAGGGAATAACTGGCTTTGGTGAGGTTCAAAAGATGGTTCGCGATACATATGCATCTCTATCCGAAGACGATCGAATAAATGGTGATCCGGATTGTACAAGAGAAGTACCGTTCGATAGAATTTTAACAAGAACCGGAAAATCGGCTATCCGCGGACTTATAATGGCTGGTATTCGTTGTTTTGCGAACGTTGAAATAATGAGAGGTTTGGGGACATTTACGACGTTTGCTCCCGACTTTGAAGAAAACTACAGCAAGATGTATTCTGGATTTATTGTGGAAATCATGAAAGAATCATTCATGACCACCGGAGGCAACTGGCTCAATCCATTCAACGATAATGAATTCTGGTATGCTTTCTTAGAAATGAGCGTTCAGTATTATATCGATCGATTAGATGATCCAAATGATGAGTATATTACATTAGAAAATATGTCTGATTCTATTCGAGCGGCCCTCGAAAGAATTGATAGGTTACAAAAAAATTATAAGTATCCATGGGATTTCGATGACTTCAATAGCGAGGACTACGGCACATTTGAATCAATGAAGAGTTTCCGAGAGAGCAAAAACCTTGAAGCAGTCAAAAGAGTTGAGGATGAAGCTAAATTGATATTACAAGAGTTGGTCCACGAACAATTGGTTGCTGTTGGTAAATTGTTTATTAAGAACGCTGGCCGCGGAGGCTTAAGTCCAAAGTATGTTAATATGAACTACTATTTCTTTAACAAGTATTGTGCAGGTGGAGAAAACTTGGCGCTCCATGGAGAACATAAATTTAGAGTCAAAAAAGACTCGTTACCCACGTCAGGCTACGGCCACTATTCAACCGGCGATCAACTTGCACTACCGAGCGGCGATCCATACGTTGGCGAATATCACACACATATTGATATTGACGGCGAGTTGATATATATGGCTGGTGCAGAGCATAACGAAGTAGAAGAGCAAGACAGGCTTATTCCGTTTGCTCACGAACTTGAAGTAGTCTCAACAAAAGAAGTGGTCACCCAAGACGGCAATAAGTTTTCAGTTTCGGGCAGCGAGGAACTCCTCGGAGATATTATGCCGGCTTCAGATACGTCAAAGAACTTTTATTTAGCAAAATATATTCTTATTGATGGAATCAAGTACAACAACGAGGAAGGCGTCAATACCGTCAGATCCAATAGAGGTTTTATATCAGATAACTTCCCTGGAGATATGAGGTTGATTAAAGAGCAAATTATAAGAGATGATCAAGTAATTGGAGAAGGTCGCCCCATAGGAGTAACAGGTAACCTCGGAGTAGAATACATGCTGGAATTTGGAATGATCAATCCCGGCTCAAGCCAAAAAATACCAATGGCTTCTACGAAGATGAGCGCGGTTGATGTAGAGTGCGCCCGTTTTATTGGTATTGAAGCAAACAGTAAAATATTGTGGTGCCTAATAAATCAACTCCAACACGAACCGCGTTATCGCTTTGTCGTAGATTATATCTTCTCTATGAAGAAGTCGTTGTCTCTTCTTGCAATGTACAACAGCCTTGGGCTTACTCCGTCTATTGGTGAGTGGGTAACACCGTCTGGAACCTTAAAGTCGCCCAAGCTACCGAACCCAGCCGAAGGTGCTATTGATACTCTATTTGGAACACCGCCAAAAGAAAAACCCGGTATGTACGTTACTGGTTATGAATGGGATCCGGATACAAAGAGCTATATAGCAACGACAGACGCGGTTCCAGGTTGGTTATCAGAAGATGATCGTAATAGCTGGTTCTCAAGTTTTGGATATTTAGATTATGATGAATGGGATCAAGAAATTCTTCGTAAGACAACACGCTACATGAAAAATGCCTTCCACACGCACTACCGCAACAGAAAGTGGACACCACCAGATTATGGAGGACGTGATCCTGTTGCAGAGTTTGTAAGCGGGCTCACATCGAAGTTTAGATTTAACCCAGCTTACAAGATTCTTCCATCGTTCCAGAAGAAGCAAGCACGCGGAAATGTTTTTGATGCTAACGGAAACGAGTGTAAGAAAAAGGGCTAGTGTAATATTTAACACAGATCTAAATATCTAAAAGAGGAAGAACATGTCATCTCTCGGAGTCAAACTACCATTAGCGCGTGATGTTGGTGACGGTTATGGAATGATAAAAAGTTTCAAAACCATGATAAGACAGAATTTTAAAATGCTGCTTTTGACTAGCCCAGGTGAGAGAGTAATGGAACCGAACTTTGGCGTCGGATTAAAAAAATATTTATTTGAAAATTTTAATGAAAGTGTTTTTGCTAAAATAGAAAGAGATATTTTTAGTCAAACACAGACATATCTTCCCGTTATTAATATAAACGAAATTAGATTTAACACAGCACTAATGGACGAAAACCAGTTGGGTATCCAAATTCGTTATTCAATACCAAATTTAAATATTCAAGATTTATTAGAATTTACTATTTAAAATGAGGGTTTTTTATGTCTAAAAATCAAAAGAAACTTCTTCCAATAGATTATACTCATCGCGACTTTGAAACAATACAGCAAGATCTATTGGAGATAGCAGAGAGGTTTTATCCGGATTCTTTCCAAGACTTCAGCGAGGCTTCTTTTGGTTCGCTCATGATAGATGCGGTTTCATATGTTGGTGACCAGCTTTCTTTCTACCTTGACTATAACGTCAATGAGTCATTCTTAGATACAGCATATCAGTACAGCAACGTCGTTCGCCATGGCGCAGTGCTTGGGTATAAGTTCACAGGTCGGCCATCTACATATGGCGAGGTTGCGCTTTTCATATTAGCTCCTGCTACTACCGCTGGTATCGGACCAGATACTGATTATCTACCGATATTGAAGCGCGGCACAGTTATGGGAACTGATAACGGCTTAAGTTTTGTATTAACCGAGAACGTTGATTTTGCAAACCCAACAAACACATTTGTAGTGGCGAGAACGGATCCATCTACGGGTGCTCCAACCTTTTATGCAGTTAAAGCCTACGGTAAAGTGGTTTCTGGAAACTTTGGACAAGAAAGAATTGCTGTGGGTGCTTTTGAAAGATTCAGGACAGTAACTTTGGAAGCACAAAATGTTGCTGAAATCATATCTGTGTTTGATACCGAAGGCAACGAATATTTTGAAGTTGATTATCTTGTGCAAGACACAATTTTTAAAGAAATACCAAATTCCAATTTCCAGAACGATAATGTACCATCGATCATAAAGCCGACCTTGGTTTCCAGAAAGTTCGTAACTCAGATGATTAGAGATACCGTCACCCTTCAATTTGGTAGTGGAAAGCTGGCTAACTCAGATGTCGTTGCTAATCCACAAAACTTTGCTGTAGATGTGTTCGGAAAAACATACACAAACACAACGACATTTGATCCAAGCCGTCTTAGCCAAAACGATAGTTTTGGAGTTGTGCCGACAAACACCACACTTATTGTAACTTACAGAACAACAAACGGTATCAATTCGAATGTTGCTACCGGTGGAATTACCAACGTCATAACAGCAAACTTTGATTTTAATAATAGAGACACACTTGTTACATCAAAGGTTAGAGCAGTTGAGCGCTCGATAGAGGCAACAAACGAAGAGCCAATAACTGGCGATGTTGCATATCCGACCACAAATGAAGTAAAACAAAGAATTTACGACACTTTCCCCACACAAAACAGAGCGGTAACACAGGCAGACTACGAAAATTTAGCTTATCGCATGCACTCGAAGTTCGGCGCTATCAAGAGATGCTCCGTCCAAAAGGACTTAGATTCGCAAAAGAGAAACCTAAACATGTATGTTGTATCGGAAGATACCGCTGGCAAGTTAGTTTTGGCTAACTCAACCATTAAAAATAATTTAAAAACATGGCTGAATCAATATAGAATGATCAATGACACAATCGATATTCTCGATCCGTATATATTGAACTTCGGTATAAACTTTGT